CAAGAACCAAAAATTGAAAGGAGTTTTTTGAAATGGAACAGATTGAAAAAATATTTTATGATTGGGCAAATGATCAGACAGATAGTCGTGAGTTAAAAACAATGTACGGAAAATTAGAAGATGAACTTACAAAACAGGTTGGCAAAGAAAAATATTCAAAGTTCGAAGATCTGATTATGGATTGTATATTGTACGAAAGATTGGATGCATTCAAAGGCGGTTTTAAACAAGCAACAGCCATTTGGAAGGAATGCCTTTAGGCAGCGGAGGTAGTGACATGGAATTAGTAAGTACATCAACACAGACACCAATCGAGATTGCACTTGGTATTGATAAAGATGGAATGACAACAGCAAGAAAGCTGTATGAT